TGGCAGAAACGTCTTACAAGTTTGTGTATAAGCATTCCAAGGGCGGCTTGATCTGGCTCCCAATAGCGCCGCAAAGTAATTTTCTAATTCATATAAACGTATTGGCATTACATTGTTGTAACATTGTCTATAGTAATCGGCTTCGTAATACACTCTTTCATCTAAACATAATACATATATATTAACAACTGGGTCAAATTTCAAAATTGAATTACAACACAACCAGCCTTCTAAAGAATGCATACTGTCAAAAAGCATGCAAGCCGCAATCATATGTACTCCTATGGGACCATGTAGATATCAGTGTACCGAACATGTGCTGTGTCAGTGCCTGCTGTTACTCGCAGTTGTATATTAGCTGTTAATAATGTATCGTCCGCTGCTGTTACAGTAATCCAACCCTTTAAGACAGTCTCTGAGGTAGCAGTTGTACTTAATGTAACAGTATCGCCACCTATATCCACTTTACATTCTGCTGTATCACCATATCCGCCAGTAACCCACACACTAACTACGACTCGCCATTGTGTGGGTGAGTTAGCTGAATCTTTCACTACCCTAAAGGTCTTCTTTGTTGCGAAAGAAGTGCCAGTTTCGGTAAATTCTGTATCATCGGCAAAAATCAGATCATATCCGTCGCCGCCTCCTCCACCGCCCCCACCAGTGCCCGCATACCAAAAGCCTTCTGTTTCGCCTTCGGTCCATGTTAAAACCTGGCCCTCAGAAGTTCCTTTCAAAAACTCTAGTCCATTTGGAGTACTATTTACTCTTAATATAGCACCCTCATTTCCTGTATAAAGTGACGGTGTATCTAGAAGTCCACCAATAAATGTAACTACGCCTGTTGGCGATGTTTCTGGTTGCCATTGGCTTGTATATGTATCCCATGTTAAAACTTGGCCATCGGTAGGAGCAGCACTTGAAACTGCTCTGCCTTGTAATCCATCTACTGTTGGGCTAGGATATGTTCCAGCCAAATCGCCGCTAGCTGCGCCAGTAGGAGCCGCACCAGTCACAAAAACTAAAGCATTGGCGCTGCCATTTACAGCGACTAATTTATTTGCTTGACCAGAATAACTGCTAGGCGTATCGGTTAAATTTAGAAACGTGGTGCTACCACCGCCCCCACCGGGTGCAGGTTCCCATCTACTTTGTGCATTATTCCAAGTTAATACTTCTCCGTTGGATGGGGCAGTACTCGCAACATATCTGCCTTGTAACCCGTCTACTATAGGGCTAGGATATGTTCCACCTAAATCTCCGCTAGCCGGACCACTTGGGGGACCGCCACTTCCGCCTGTACTATATGCTTCCAGAGTACTAAGCGCTTGAACAGTTGCCCATTCCCAACCACCATCAAATTGGTTACCTTCACCACTAGATGGTAACCTAAGATCTAATAAGGAGGTTCGTATGGCAGCACCTACGGTGCCAACAAGATGACCATTGAGGGTCAACTGAATAATATAAGTGCCTTCAACTGTAGGTGTAAATTTTGCAGTTGCTGTCCTAGAACCTGTTAGCGTGGGAGGACCGTCAGTTGGGCCAGCTTTAGCCCACGCAAGAAACTCCCATTTATATGACGTAATGGTAGGAGCATATGGAGGAAGCCAGTTTGTGAGTGTTATTTCTTTATTAGTATCTAAATCATCTCTGCTCTCGCCGGGCGTTCCAGGCGATTTTCCAGTTTGATTTATCACTATATTTACAGTAGCCATTTAAAGCCTCCGATTAAATTCCTAATAAAATACCCATTTGGGTAGCACTTATTTCTGAAGCAGTATTTCTGAAGCCAGCTCGTTTAAGATATACCGTAACTAGAACCCTCATGTTTAATGATATCATTAAATTGCTATGGTATTCTACAGCCGCAGCGTAACCATCATTATATAATTCGTTCATATACATACTTAATAATGAAGTACTAGGATCGTAGTACATACCTATCAAGTCTTTAACTGTGCCACCCATCGTTACATTATATTCGTTTACGATTGATTGCAAGGCAGCCGTTATTTTAACCTTGCCATTTGTAAAGTCCAACATTTGGACATAAGTGCCATCTGCATATTTCATAGCAGGAAAGCCAGCAGCAGTAACACCATTAGATGATTCGGCCACAAAATTGTCAAACAATAATAGTCCAGAATAACCATCTAAAAATGTTGGGTTACCGTAAGCATCTGTAACGGGTATTTCCAAATTAACTTGGTTTACCTCAAAATCAATGGAATATGGTGTTCCATCTGGATTTTGCAAATAGCCATCGATTAATACATTGCCTGGCATAAAAAAGTCGTTCCTGCCACTTAATAACTCTGACGACACTGGAACTGAATAAGTTGTTGCCAGCAAGCGCCTTAGATCAAATATTTCCATTTGGCCCGGCGACCAATTTGGTATATAATCTATTGCCCAGTCTACACAGCTATCATCTGTAATATTTGGGGCCAATGAAACTGTTGTTGTCAGTGGATTTAATTTACTTTCAAGCAGCAATTCTACTCTACTAAATGTAGAAAGAATGTTGCCCGAACCATCAGAAAATGCTTCTATTCTTTTGTTAATATAGTCTTCAATTAAATCCTTATCGGCTATGCTAACAACACCGTCACCATTAACATCAGCCCTTAAAAATTCCACAATATTAATAGTACCATCTTTAAACAGATATAAATCAGCGGGATTAGTTCTATCTATACTTCCATATGCAGTAATCCAGCCATTTATAATATCAAGGTCATCCAAATCGATGCTTCCATCGCCGTTGATGTCACCATAAGCATCGCTATATATTGTTTGTTTAATAATGCGACCACTATATGCATCACCACAACATCCTGCTCCACCCGAATGTTGCATGGTAAAATAAGAGCCTATCAAATTGTTCTGTATGTGATCTGCATCTGGATTTATAATGTTGAATGCATTATCATAAGCTAAAGCAGGATAATAACACTTGTTGCCTGTAATTTCTGTGGGGTTTCCTCTGGCATTTTGGTCGCGCACACGAGCCAACAATACTGGATCCGGGTCGGAAGTTAATAGTGTAGTAAGTGAGCTTTGTGTTATAGACGAAATTGTTGGACTTGGCGTAGTACGCGAAAATACCTGGTTACCTGTTCGCTGGTCTTGCTCAGGATCAGAGTATGTATCTGATACCTCTAATAAGATATAGTTATAAGCATTCCTGGTAACGGTCTTGTATGGCTGATATCCTAATATATAAGCCACTTCGGTATTTGTTTCATCTTTGGCCACTCGCGGTATTTGTACTCCAATACCCTCATCATAGGCAATACCATCTGTAATTTTTACATAATCGCCATATATTTCAAACCACATATCACTTTCTGGAATATCGATCCAATCAGAGCCATCATATATAACCATATGGCTGTCGTCTACTCTATCTGAAGCCTCTTCTATAAGCAAGGTTCCTACAGTAGTATCTCCAGCTCTGCCTAGAGTAAAAACATAATATTTATCCTCTTCTATTGGAGAACGATCTGGGTCAGATACATTTGAGCCAGTAAAAATGAAATCAACTATATGCATATATCCATCTGTTAGATCTATACCTTGGAAAGCAAGGTCATCAGCATCTAGTACTACTTGCCCAATAACTGTTGGGTCTGGATCAAAATCAATAGCATTGTCTGGCGTAGGTGTGACAGGACACTCAACTTCAGTTTGTAATTCATGAAGAGTTAAAACAACATCGCCTGTCCAATTATATGCATCAGCTATGGGCACCGTGTTATCATACTTTACAGAGAGCAAGACCGAAATTTTCTGAATGTTATTCCCGTTTGATAGAAACTTTTGGCCAATTCTAGTCGTCACATCGTTATAAGGCAGTTCTCTTTGAGCAACGGAGGACATACCTATATTCATATCAACAATAGATTTATCTGCCCCGATGGCATTTCTTAACATGGTGGTTATGGTATCTGTTGCACTCGCTGGTTTGAAATCACTCCAAAACATATTTGGCTGAGCGTTTTGTGCGAACATAATTGGATCTGGAGAAATTTCCATTGCCATAGCTTCCCTAATTACACACCGTCCAATCAAGTCATAACCATCTTCTTCTGCTGCAAATTTATAGCTGCCCCACAAGTTGCCAGCAAAATCATTAAATAAAATGCCCCTAATGCGAGTATATCTGTGTCTTGTAATTTGAGTTCCATTGTATTCAAACACAAGATCATCATGTACAAGCTCGCCACCAAATGTGTCGCCAATAATAGCTACTTTACTACTTGCTGCACCATAAAGACGCGCATTGGTTATCGATACTGCAAGCTGCACTCCATTTACTGCATCAGATACCGTAGGTAAATCCGTTCCGATATATAAGTTTTGGCCATCAAAACCATAAGAGTCTAATGTCGCCTGTTGTGCGCTGTTTAAGTTATCAGTGTCAAAAATAACGGGCGGTGAAGGATATTCGTCCAAAACTCCACTGGCAAAAAAGTTATTTTCGTTGGCAGCATCTATGCCTACATTTCGGTCCTGTTCATCCACTAAATCTTCATAGGTGACCTGCTGTCCGTCATACCAATTGTTTTTCTTAAGATTAACAGGCAATAGCCTACTAGTCATTGTCACATCCTCCTATTTAGTAAAGCTGACAAATGCCCGTGTGTGACCCGGTTTTAGTTCTTGTACTAAATCTGTAATCAGCTGATGTATTAAGTCTGTATCTGCAAGTTCAAATGTATCAATTACTTCAACAAAGAAATCAAATATTCCTGTTGCCATATTGCGAACTGTTGCTAAATTCTCTACCTCAGTTTGTGTTGTATTAAAATCTAACAACAAACGAGTAAGCGCATCACTAATAACTGGCTGCGCAGTGTTTAAATTACTGGTATAGAAAATGTCTCTTCCAATTGATTGACCAGGGCCACTGCCCCCAAGATATGTAATGGTCCTTAGTTCGCTAGAAATTCTTAAGTTATCCATACGGGCCATTGCTGGAAATTGACCAGTAAAGTCTGCCCCTATATGAATTGTGTTAAATAAATCTTCCAAGTTAATATCTGCTAATATATTTCGTGCAGCTGTGGTGCCAGCTGTGGCAGAGCCCCATACGGTAGGTGAACCATACAAATGTCCACTTCCATATAGGAGACCAGTACCATACCTAATTATTCCTGTCTCTATACCATCTACCATTAAAACCAACCTATCTTGGTTATCTTCATTATTTAAATCCCAGCCTACAAAAACTCTATGCCAGGAATTTTTCTTCCAGTAAATTGGTGCCCTGATTTGATATTCAACTCCTGAAGCAGACACATATAGTACCAAGGAACCAGTTTCATTTTTGTATATGCTAAATCTGTCGCCCTGGCTGGTTATAGGAACATATTGTACAATTACATTCCTGACGCCTTTTGGAAGTGGCTGCCCCAATGTAATTGTAAATCCATCATTGGAAAGTGTGCCAGCCTCGAAATAATTCGTATCTGAACCCTGAATGGTGACCGAATTAACACTACGCGCTCTCACAGGCAGAACTATAGTAAGGCGAGATTGTGCAGTAGTTTCAATCACCTGTTCTGGGCTTAGGTCGATGTAGTATCGTCTGGTTGGATCATTATAAGTGTCTAAAATAGGGCTAATCCAAAATTCTATTGTACCTTCATTATTATCAAAGATAGACTTGTTGTCTACAGCCAATGAGGTTTTTCTATTAAATATAGCGGACTGACCAAACGCCGCATTTACACTGTTCTCGCTCTGTGTGTATTCAGGAGAAAAGCTAGCATAGAAACTGGCAGAATTTACTACATCATCATTAAAATGAAATAGGGCTAGTGTTTGGGTTGTGTCAGCAAATTCATCCACAACCAAAGCATCAGTCGTTATTGATCTGCCCGAACTTGGTGCAGCTTCTCCCTTTCCAGTATCAACCGACAACTCATCAAGAATACGCATCTCATCAATAACAGCACTCGATTGATTTGAGCCTTCCATATCTGAGCCTATGTATAGTAAAGAAGGTATTTCTGGCCAGTAAACAGTCAGATAAGTTGGAAAATCTACTTCATACCAGCAACTTCTAAGTAGAAATGGCTGGCCACCAGACCGCGCCCTTTCTAATGTAATAAGTCCATTTGCAAAACCACTATCGCCGTAAGATGTTGTTAAGAGTCGCCAATTTATACTAGAATAATTAGCAGGCCAAGTAGTATTTAAAACTACCGTATTGGAGTCTATTACTGTGCCGCTTGGATCCAATGCTACGTCAATTACTGTATAGGTCCCAGCTATGGCTGTGGGCGAAGTAATATTTACAATATCTCCTATATTCTCTGCACCAAAGCGTGCATATGCATCGGTGAGCGAGGAACCACCAGAGGTGGCAATGCCATTGGTACCTGCCTGCCTCTGTACAGACAAATGCACTTCAGCATATTCTCCACCATTTTCTTGCCATGTAATTGGATGCATCTCTCTAATTTCTACTGTTCCTGCTGGTAATGTAGAATCTATCGGACTAAATGCCACGAAAATATTATCTATAAAAGTAAAGTATTTTGCTGTAGATTGGGTTCCTGGCTCAGTAAAAGTCAGGGTTTCAGTATCATATCCGTCTGGCGTTTCGCCCGTAAAAATTACTTGATTAAGACCACCCCAATCTATATTACTACCACTTACTGTAACAGACAGACGCCGCCCTGTAATATCGTTTGAAGGTTGGCAAAAATCTGGTATATCAAAAGCAAATACTGGGATGATATGACCACCCACAGAAGTTGCAATCAACGTAAAGACACCAGGATCAATAACCATGCGCTTTACAATTATACTAGTAATGTTTATTTTAGAAATGGCCGTTGGTTGCGGCATTATTGTACTAAGAATATTAGTTTGCATATCTGGCCAGATATATACATACTGTCTGCACCTACTCTGCATCAGTCCATATGAACGCAGGATTACGCTGTCTCCCACAGCCACACCATCATAGACATTTACATATTCTAAATATCCATCATCTTCAAAACCGTACTGTGGTGTCAATGTGCCCGGCGGATATAACTCTGTTTCATCGCCACCAGGAGTTACAGAAAAAACTCTAACACGCTCCACATCATTGTCACTTACAGTTTGTAATTTTAGTGAATTGACACTAAAACGCACGTCAGATAAAGACAATTGCAATGTATAACTAATTTGCAATTGCGTCTCGCTGAGTACCGCAAGCACAGTTACATCATGAGTCTGTGTGTATTGTCCATCTGCCGTGCTGTCTAGGATCACAAATGAAGCTCCTGGAGACACTCCGTCAGTGACAAAGGTAGAACCTGCGGAAATAACTATGTCAGAACTCTGTGTGGTGCGCATGTCAAACCCACCAATGGTTGGAGCAGGCGCGGCTAATGAGAGAGTTTCTGTAGCTGTATCCATAAAAATTGCGCCAATCGGTGGCTCCAGATATCCTCTGTATCTAAAAGTGTTGGGTACTTCACCACCATCTATAAAAAGATGCATTTCATCTCTTTCTTCAATGGTTCCTAATTTCCAAGAACATGCGACATGATGTGTCTCTGTTGCCTCCCATTCATGAATTGGGGCACTTAAAACTTTAAGGCGATGATTCCCGTCATAAACCCTGAAGCGCAAATATCCCTTGCCATCTTTAAAGAGCGACATTCTACAGTAGTTTTCATCCACGCCAGTATCAAAAAGATAATGTATATTATCAGAAGAAAAATTTAAACCATCAAATCCGCCGATTATTCCTGGAGCGTAAGCGTCGTACGCATCAAATATTGTATTATATTCATCATATCCATCAATCGAAAAAGAGAACTTTATCCTAGCATCTGTAGAAGTAATATGGTCAGTTACCTCATTTATACTATAACCATCATACCCATCGTATGCATCAGCCGTACTTGCAGATTTTACATCATAAAATTCTCCTGTGGTTGTTATGATGCCATCGAAATCTTTTGGAGTAGCTGTTATGGGTGCCCGCACTCTAAACACCCACTCGTTAAGTGATGAGTCAAACCAAATAAAATAGCCTACTGCATTATGAAGCATATTTGGTTTACCTAGGGTTTCCACATCTTCTCTATTCAAATCAAACGGAATTGTTGTAGGATGTATGCTGTTGCTGCCTATGTAGATTTTGGTTGTATCATAAACTCCATCATACATTATATCAAATGTTAATGTGGCATCATTATCGATCCCTGCCCATTCTGGAGTCACAAAAGCTTCCCATGTGCCTTCATTAAATCTCAAATTTGATGTGGCAGGGATAACGGCAGTTTGAGATGCTTTATCAAGCAACAAACCATTGCCAAATTTACCCGGCGCAAACGTTGGCCAATCTTCTTCATCATCAGCATAAAGAGCCATTTCTTGGAGATGCAAAAAATCTCTACCTAAAATCCATTCCAAAAAGACGGACTCGATGATGTTTGGATCGATTTCTGTAAAAGCACTTGCTAACTGCTTCAGTGCTGGAATTGTTGGTCCCTTAGGAAATGCCTGCAACGAACCACTGATGGCATTTCTATATACTTCTCTGTCCAAATCATCTGGGATAGTAGATAATTCTTCTAGGCCAGTCATTACTCCAAAGTTGTCTCTTAATGAATTTCTAAGAGCACCGTATCGATATGATACATAATAGGTGTCGTCAGTATTCAATGTATCAGAAATGCTCCAATCTAATACATTATCTCCATACTCGTAAGTTATAAGAATTTCGTCTGTCGTATATGCATAATCTACATACATATTACCAACCGTATAATCTACAAGTACTGCTGCACCATCACGCAAACGAGCTTTATATGTAGCAGTTACTCTTCTGCCCACTGCCCAATTTGCCGCTACCGGCAGATATATTCTATTATTAATTGCATCTACAAATCCGTCTGTTCCAAGAGCAAAATAATCCAGATTGGTGATATCGTCTCTAACATAAGTAGCTGATACTAAAACTGCAAGACTGCGTTGATATAAATCGTCAAGGCGTTCGGCTTCAATATAAGCTCTTGAACCAGTCCATTTTACAAGAATTCCAGCGCCACTATTATTGTCAATGATAGTCACACCAGAAGTGTTTAGTTCAATAGTATTTCCAGAAACAGCAGAAATAGAAGAACCTACGCCGAAATCAATTGGATCATGTGTGTTTTGTAGGTCTACTACCTGATAGACATGATTAAGGTGATCAACATCATATCGCACCTCAACTGCGCCGCCACTTACAACAATAGGAACATAGGTGCCTGTTGAATCTAACACTGTTCTTTCGCCCGCCTCTTCTAAATCCGAAAGGCTTATAGTTGCATCTTCTACAAGATCAACTCCATATGTTTTTGTAATTTGTCCAATTTTTGGACTTCTGTAAACATTGTTGGCTCTTATGATGTGGTCATTTCTGGTTTGTACTACAGCTTTCTTATATGTGCTATCTCCAATATCTGTAGTGGCTGTAGACAAAACAGCAAGATAAACTGTGCCACTTACATAATTTACCATATAATCGCCCACTACTTGAAGGCGCTGCAAATTGTCCGTCAGGCTATCTTCAGGATCATAATAAAACTCTCGTACAAATGTATTGCTGTCGGAGAAAGTTAGAGAGCTATTAAAGCTGGCCCCTACAAAATTTTCAGTAGCAGAGCCAATATTTTCATCAGAAAGATGTATTTCAAATGCTATAAAAGATTTAGAAGGTATAGTTATTCTATCTGCTACTACCAATTGAGACTGAATTATAGATTCAAATTCGGCCCTTTCTCTCTCCACATCAACAATATTTGGAGGTGTTACTGCATCAAAATAGACAGCATTCCCACTTATTCTGGTGGGAGTATATAATTCTCCTGTGGTTTCATTATAAATTCTAAAGACTTCATTGACCGGATAATTCTGTGTTCTTACTCCTATAGTTTCAATAAGATTATTATTTACACGCTCATTAATGACCTCTATATGTGATGCGAAATTAAAATCAACACCATTTGCATAAGTATCTTCGTATTCATACCAAATGGTTGCCGGATTTCCTCGCAAATCTCTGTCAGGCAGCGAAGCCACTTCGTTAAGATCTGAGAAGAAGCGATAATCCAAGCCTTCCTGATAAGTTTTTTGTGCTGTATAAGAAGCTACCGGAGGAATAACTGTTGTTCCATCGGTGCCGGTGCCATCTACTCCGAACACAAAAACTTGGCCGGTATTATAATCAACACTGAATTGTCCAGGCAGACTTGGCAAACTTGCAGCATTAAACTGTATTTCGGTTACAAAAGCTGGATGTTTTTTTGTAGGATCAAAATTTTGGGCTGGGTCTAGCCAAGAAACACCATTTCTTGTAGGAACGTTGCCCGTAGAATCTACAATTGGAGCATTGTCTAGGTAGAAAGATGTTGCCACAGCAGGGGCTGCTTCTCTTACAATATCGACATCTGTAGTTATACGAACTGAGCTAGCTTCAACAATGCGCCCTGCTTTTTTATAGTAATATGAAATAATGAATTCATCGCTTCCCTGAGGAAATGGAAAAGAGGGCCCGATAGCCGAAGCATTCAATTGAATTTGATTATTATCTAAATTCAGTGCAGAATAAGAATGGTCTGGGTCATACTTGCTGTCATAGATGCCATATTTATACTGCGCAATATCATAGGTATAAGAGGTAGTTCCGCGCACCAATTCTATTGAGGTTACTTTAATTACCGTTTCTTTGTTCAATGTAATTACAAGACCAACAAAACTGTTGCCGCTTGTAGTATTAGATACTGTTTCTCCATCTACAAACAATTGTTGCAAACTCACTGGCGCCGCAGGAAATTCTGTATAATCTGTGCTAGCGCTAGTGGTCGTACCTGTAACGCTAGATCTCACGCTTAACAGTTGAAAAACTCCTTCATTTGCAAAACGATCAAATGGCCCAGAACCTCTGGTTATTTCTTCATCCTCAACGTCGATAGATACATAGTTTGCGCTTTTTACTTCGCCCGCAGCATGAGAGGAATGTTCTATTTCTTTCGCCCCAGCTTCTATAAAATCAAAAATTCTTGAGCCCGGCTCTTTATTATAAATGTCCGGAATATAATCAAGAATAGCCTCTCTAATTTCACTATCTTCTATAAGTCCCACAAAGAATGATACATTAGTGGTACCATCCTCTAAGAACCGTTCGCCATGTACTCCTTGAATTATACGAGACGTGGTTGATTCTAATATAAGTTTATAGTAGGCACCAGGCACCATCGGGCGCACATTAATGGTCAGCACATTCTCTGATGTAGACACAGATGTTACGGTAAGAGCAGAAACACCACCTTGGGCGCCCGCTATCGTCACGTTCTCTACACCAATACCAGAGCTGAGACTAGTTGTAAATTCAACTTCTATTTTAGTGCTTGTTCTTATTTTAGTACGAACAATCCTAATGTTTGCCATTTTTAGCGTTCCTCTGTTGTTACGGTTACAATTCCAGGAGCCAGATACTCACTTTTTTGAGCAGTTATACTCAACTTGGTGCCAGAAACGTTAGTTATATTAAACCTTGTTATTCTCACTCTATCTACACCCTCTACATTATATACATTGTTAACAATATCTGAAGAATCCAATGTAGTGCCTAATGCAGTAGCAGTTAAGGTAGAAGTTATATTATCTGCCACGTCTTGTTTTACCGTACTCTCCTTATCTTGATATGCAGTATCTACTATAATTACAGCAGTCACATCCAACTCTATCTTGGTTGCAGCTTTCACCAGAACATCAGCTGTAATGGGCCGCTTTTCCTCAATTGCTTCTGTAGCATCAGCAATCAATTTATTGTACTCATAATTTATAGTTATTCTTTCATTTTCTTTAGGCGCTGTATAATTATAATCAACAGCATATGATTCATTCTCTACAGGTTGGTTTAATGTATCAATTTGCATACTTCCACTTACGGTGCCACCGGAATCCTGTAGTCCAGACACTCTGCTTACAGCAGATACATATCCAAAACGTTTATCTGTAATTGCTTTCCCACTTCTCGAAAAATACAAATCTTCATAGTCATTTTCTTTTGCATAATAAAATGTAATGTTTAATTTGGTTCCAGTTGTAATAGCAGCAGAAGTTTGAGTGTTAGTTGTAGATGACGCCAAAGATACGCTTGTGCGTGACAAACTAGGTATTTCAATTGCATTTGCTCTGTCCCATACTGAACTTCTGATTTTATAATTTGTTAAATCATATGTATAATCAACAGAGCTAATGGCCCCGCTTATGTCAAGAGTAACCTTTTCCATTTTAACAACACGAGCAACAGATATATAACTAGAAATAGAAGCAGTGCTAGACAGACCCTCTGCCGCCCTAATAAGGGCGCTTAAATCAATATTTTGGTTGCTTGATGTTACCGTAAGTACCCCTGCTACTTTATTTATCGTAGTACCACTTATACGAAGCGAGCCGCCCGTAGCAGGTATGTTAGAAGTGGTCATCACTAGATTAGAAGGCGAGCGACGTTGATTTGTACTTACAACTGAACCGGTATATGTATTTAGTACCGGCTGGTATCCATCTACACTAACAAAAGAATTAAAACCGTCGCCCGATATGGGCAAACTTGACAGTTGTGTGTTTGTCGGGATAACATTAGATAAATCGGCCACATAGTTAACTCGTACTATAGTTCCAGATGACACTACCGTCGATGGTAAGATGGTAATTTCATTATTCACGAATTGACCACTATTTGTGGCAGATGCCAAGTCTGTTAAATTGTATACTACAGAAACTATATCACCCACTTGAGCAATAGTATCAGTTGGCAAAGTAATCAGCACATTAGAAAAGGTACCATCAGCTTCCAAAGTGTTATATACTTCTGGACTGCCAGACAACGAATTATCTTTAATACTATGTATGTTGCTTACAGCTGTAGTTACCTCAATAGTCATATCGGCTTTTACAATAGCAGTTTCGCTTTCAAAAGTATTAACAGAAAGCACACGGCTGATTGGATAGTCAGTTTTTACAGTTAAATTATTATATGCATCTAAAATAGCTTGTGAGATTTCGTCTCGTATATAATTTGAAAAACCCCACTCTACCGAGTCCTGTGCTTCATCCAAAGGATCGATAGGATCGAAGTTATCAAAGTCTATATACTGATCATAAGAAAAAAGCCAAGTATAATCCACTTGTAATACATCACTAGCCGTGGGAAGTGTTCGCCCACTTATTTCTATTTTTCCTGTTGTGTTAACTGAGCCGCCATCAGGATTTTGATCTTTGATCGTATAGCGTTCGCCAGTTGTCAAATTGAAAACTCTACTTACTGTTTTAATTGGAGCATGATTAGTAGTAACATATTTTCTTTGAGAACCAACAGTAGAGTTTTCATTAGTTACTTGAATCTCTTGTTCTATGCCCGGTATTATCAGAACGTCAGTAAAAGAGAGCCCATCAATACTATTAAACGGACCTTTGGTAGTTGATTCCCCTTCTAGCTCGATGTGATCAGAAGTCCATGCAAACTTATCTAAACCAAACGCACTGCCGCCCGCATAACCAGTATCTTTTATCAATTTGTAGTTTCCTTGATAATTACCTGATTCGTCCAGATATTGTTCTACAAAATTGGGCCCCGATGAACTGCCGCTTACAGATACTAGCTTTGTAACTGGTTGATTAGGAATATCTGCAGTTCCGGATAGTGTTGCTACTCTGCGCGAGTTTAAAGTTAGATTTGTACTTGCAGTGAGACTACTTTGCCCCAAGACATAATCGTTATCAGATGATGCTGGGTCACTAGCACCACTTTGATCATAATATACGAAACTATCTATTCCAGCCTGAGCATTTTCGCCCATAACATATATATCTACGCGTCCCCCAGTGCCTGGCTCAGAAACAATCAAATTACCATCAGAATCTTCAACTACTACCGTGCCATCCCTAATCATTAATGGATCGCCGGGCTCAATCACAAGAGCATCAATTGCATCAGCAAGATTCAAAATAACGCTTCTGTATCCTATGGCCGTACCAACATTGGCCCCAGCAAATGTGGCTAAAATACGCGCACGAAAAGCCGCATCGCTTTCAAGATCAGTTCCTCCTGTAAAAGGAGATAAATTAGTAACATTGCTGACACCAGCAATGCTATGGTTAATAATAGAATATGCTGCAATATTTCCTGCACTTCCTTGACTTTGTGCTTCAACCGAAATTTCAATAGCAAATTCGTCCGTAATCCCTGCTGTATTCAGCTGCTCACGTAAACGTGTAGCTGTTGCTCTTAATGCATTTGATTGAGTTGTTCTAATGGTTACTGTAGATACAGTGAGAAAGGGAAGGCCATTTCTTGTTCTTACAACAGAGTTCTGTGATATAGTTACATCATTATCTAAACTCTTAAATGTAAAAACAGCAGTTCCTATCGCTTTAGTGCCAGTTTGTCTGCTTATGCCATAGTTAGAGCCATAATTTGTTAAATCCTGCCCTGTTAAATTGGCAATGGATTGTAAAGCAGAAATCTGTTGAAGCACGTCATATATATTGGAAACTTGTAAAGCCTGCGCATCAATAAACAAATCTCTAGCTACCGAGTTTGGCTTTATATCTAGGCTAGGCTGAGATAATCGCAAGCTATTAATTATATCTAAGACTATGTTGTTAAAACTTTTAAAAGTTACCATTTTATACCCTCAATTCAAATGTTTCTTCAACTACATTAAGTTTGCGCGTTAACACAGAGACTGTTACTTGAAATTGTCTAGGATCTTGCTCATCTCTAAGCACACTAATATGACGGATAACAGCTATAGTTTCGCCGGCAGATACGTATTGAATGCGTGCCTGCGCATTTTGTAGTGCAATTAAAGTGCTTAACGTATTCTGAATAGTACGCTGGGCTTCGGCTTCAATAGTTACCATATCTAATGCCTGTCCAATAACCGATGCAGACAACGCATTTCCATACCACTTATGAAATTTATTTGATCCGATGGTAGTCAAAATGGCTTTGATAATATCCTGGATCAACTTGTCATTATCTCTGACTGTTTGAATGCTGCCATCGTTATTAATAGCTAAATCATTGCTTTCTATGCGCAAATCAAAAGACATATTATCACTCCTCTTTTCCCTCAGAGTAGGAAACACGCCTACTAGTTTTGGATTTTCTTTTTCTGTTCTGGGCTTGTCTAGAACGTTTAGTTCGATCCTCATACTGTTTAACAAGAGCATTAAAAGAATCAAATACAAATTGTACTGCACTTTGTAATCTATTCACAGCCTCTGTAGCCTTTTCTATACCATCTGGGTTTCCCAAATCTTCTATTGCAGCTTTTAATCTTTTGTCCTTTTTCATTTCTTCTTTTGTCTCTGTATCCAGCAAAGCAACCAAATATTCCTCATCAATAATAAAGAGAGCAGTTATTACTGCGATAACATCTGGCACAGAAAGACCGGTAAATTCTCCTGTCATAAGCTCCAATTCTACTCTTAGTGACTCAATTCCTCTTGTATCATTTTTAATACCATTCTCAACTTTTTGAATACTAGTTTTAATTTGTTCTATATTATATGATAACAACTTTGTAAAAGGATCTGTTAATGCCATCAGTGCAGTATTCTTCGTAGTGGCAGTGCGACTGTTTGTGCCATAAATACTATCTTCGCTTGGCAACAAAGACAACATTGCTTCTTCTTCCAATAAAGCTTTTTGTAATTTTTGTAATTCTTCACCCCGATCACTTTCTGGCTTAATTGTTAGAGTGGCTGTTGGCTCAGCTCTTTTGCCAAATGGTGTTGTTTTACTTGAAGTAGTTTTTACAGCAATAGTAAAATCAGTTTTTGAAAGAAATAGTTCTTGTAGAATTCGCAGCTTAACCCACCTTTTAGCCAATTGGTGCAAAGAAGATAAAAGTTTTACTACAATAAATCCTTCTAGTGTATTTAGACTTCCACTTGTTATAATCCCCCACAGCTCTAATGTATCTACGCCCAAAGAAGTTAAGTTTTCCTCTATTGCATTTATCTTTGCTAATTCATTTTCATCATCGGCATTTGTAGCACTGATCATGCGGATTCTTGCGACCGTCTCTATAAATGGTTTGGCTAGTACTGTTCTGCTATCAGGCATTTGATCTTGTAATAACTGCAAAAAGGGCCGTGCCACTTCATTTTTCATCGGCTGTATTTTCATATAAGTAGTTACCAATGGAAATAGAGCCTTATAAACCTCTCTCTCCGATTCTTTTCCGACATCTATTTTATTCTTTTTTGATACTGCCAGTGCAATGTCTGAGTCAGTTTTTGCAGAAGGATAATTTATAGTCACTGGCATAGCACTTCTAAGAGCTTTTACCATAGCTTCATCCATTTTGCTGTTGCCAATTTCTTCTTGTTGTTCTTTTAGCATTGCCTCTCTTTTTTGAGCCAACTCTCCCAAAGATGTGCTGTTTCTAACAATATACGGACTCAATCTGCTACCATAATAGCCAGGTGTTAGATGACGTTTTCCAGAAAGGTTACCACTAGCAACGCCATCGCTTCCTTTTGGCAACTCAATATTTACAAACATAGGCAACCCAATTAGCCTAAAAAATGCGTTAAGCCTGGACTCAACAGGATATTGGTACTGTTTCTTTGTTTCTGGGTCTGTGTCTTGTGCAACAGAGCGAATCGAGTCCACTTCTGCCAATACCTTTTTGGCAAACTCAATTACATTGAAATCTCCTATAGCATTCACTATGCTTGCAGTGTCATTACCCATTAATCTGTACTCCCAACTCCAAGCGGCTCAACAGAACCACCCTCGGCTCTCGGTCTAAGGTCACTCGGCTCAACAAACTCTACTGTAATCGTGCGAGGAATTAGATCATAGCCATCGAATTCCGCTATATCATAGCCATCTATCGTTGCACTTATCGTAGAAAATGTAGCAATATCACTAGTTAATGTGGCTTCAAATACACCCGTAGTTGCCCCATATGCATCTAATACCTCTGTAACAGTTGACAACTCACCCTTAGTAGCCGATATTTCTACATCTACGGTACCAGGTGGCAATCCAACAGCCAATCTGGCGCCGTTATCATCTAAAGGTATTACATTAATATTGATATGATAACCTATCAATTGTTTTATAGGATCCGCTGTAAATATACTATTTTCAAAATCAGTAACGCGAGGAAGGATACTTTTAACGTAATCAATCGCATCAGCCTGAAAGCTATTAAGTATATTTTCAATACACGATGTCATAGCACTATAATTATCTAACACACTGCTATAATTATCTAAAATCCATTGAGAATCTATACTTGCTGGAAATACGCTCCTGACACACTGAGTTACTCCATTTATGACTGCATCCAAGTCCGGAAGTTCTGGTATTTCCGTATTAAATTTATAACTAGGAAATCTATTATTAAGGGCATCTTTTTCTGCCTTAATGGCCGGATGGCATCCTAAACCTATGAGATCATGACGAATTAATTCGTCATGATTGATGTCTACACTAAATGCCCGCTGTACTCCTATATATGATGGAACTATGGGTGCAAACCGCCACGTAATATGTCTGCCAGGGTTGTACAGAGCATAACCATCCCAATCTCCATAGGTGGACTGATCTCTGGTCAACACCACATTTTTATTATCTAAAACCGTTTTTATTTTCCATGTTCCGTTGTTATCGATAGCATCTGGGTAAGTTGACAAAGTTCTACGATCCGAAATTTCCAAGTAGTAGTTACCACTAGCCATAGAGGCATCAAAACTCACAGTGTCTGTGCCAAATCTAATATCGTCAGTTGCGTTACCGACATCTATATGATTGATATATGTAGACAAATAACCATCAGTGACTTCTGGATTTGGGGTCTGATATAAACGCAAAACTCCCGAACTATCTACAGAAGTTACCGCAAAACTGTTGCCACCCACTTTTAATATATAAGGCACATCCTCAAGTTCAATTTGGCCATAATCAAGTCCCCTAGGAAAGAAATCTCTTATGCTAAGAAAATCACTTCTCCTATCTGCCGAATAAAATCTTAGATCAAAACTAAATACACTACTTCCATAAACGACTGACATAAATCCATCAGTTCCGTCTATGCTATTTTGCTGAATTACAGATGGACAAATTTCATCTGCATCGCCACAACCATCACAAGAACCGCCGCTTCCACCACAAGGAATTGCTATACCTAATTTTAAAAGAGCTTTTATCATCTCCCACAATGCAGCTAATGCGGCCAAAATGCCCAGTACGTTCTCTAATTCTTTTACTATAGAGACAATCTTAAAAGCAATGGCAGCCTGCGCGTCAGTATTAGCATCCTTAAAGGCACTAATAAGCATATCAATATTTTCTATAATTTCTTCAATAAGCGGGAAAATTACAGTAAAAATATATTCTACAATAGCTAGAACGATTTTAATTACACATATAATAATTGCCGGCACTGCCAACTGTGGAAAGATCAAAATGAAATCTGGCAGACAAGTTCCGAACAATCTTATAAGAGCAAATATTAAACAGAATGGATTAGTGAGACAACATAAAACATCGATAATACAAGCGATCATTCGAATTACCACGGTAATCATCCCGTATGCCGATGTAAATGCAGATAGTAATCGTGCATGATCGGCAATAACATCACCAAGATTTTTGGTAGCACTTGGTAACGGCGATGGTTTTATAATAGCCCCAGCTGGACATGTACATTTCAGTTTGTCTACAAATTCAGGATAAGTAACAGGAACCATTCCGTCGCTAGGGTAACTCGGTTCATCTTGTTTGGGCTTCGTCATAATTTCTCCCTATATCAGTCTTCCATCTCTTATTATATATCTAGGATTGCGTTTGTAATTCTGAATTACAGGTGCTTCTAAGATAATTGCACTTCCACTTTGAAGTGTCATATTTTGGCCACTTATAATATTAAATTGGCCAGGCGTCAGCAAAGTCATGCCCGACTCATCTATAATTAATAAGTTTTCATCAGTGGTGTCTGGGCCGGTCCCAGATGTATTAGCACGCCTTACTTTTATAACGATTTTACCATCTCTAAAACGTTTTTTGTCTCTAGGCAACGATTGTGTTCTAGCAGCTCCTCTTCCAACAAATCTGGTGTCAACCTCATCACTTGAGTTTTCGCCAACAAAGTCAAAGCCTCCGACTTCTATAGCAATAGTGCCATCACTATGAATGATAGCACTTCTTCCTTGCCTATCTCTTCCAAGTCTTGCAACCAGTGCCCCAGCCGTATCTAATACCCACGAAACTCTATCAATGGTATTAGCTCCAATGGACAATTCCAAACTGCCATCCATGTTGACTTGTGCGCTACGTCCACCAGCATTAGGTTGATTTGTTACTAACCCAGTCACAGTAGCATCTCTAATTGCAGAAGCCGCAGGATCATATATTGCGTTAATCTCCTGCGCAATTGCTAGGGGATCTGAATAATTTGCCTGAGTACCATCGGTTGGTATTTCTGATGCCCTAAGATTGATATTGTTCTGCAGCAATGTTTTTGCAGTTTGTGTAATATCATGAAACGCCGTGCCTGCTTCTACATATTTTGGCAAAGATGACGCTGCACTGCCATTTTCTACCCAACTGGTTTTTTTACCTTTCAGACGATTTTCAATTTTATCAATATTCGTTTTTACTTTGATACCACCGGGGCCAAACTGATCGTGGAAAATATCCTGATTATTTGCATTGCGATATAGCCCATCGGTATCATCGCGCTGCCCATCAGTTAATTTGCCATTAGAATCAACTTTAAGAACACTTGATGTCTCTTGTCTTGTTAAAAAAGGAATGGTCCCGGTCTCTGACGTAGCTGGAATATTAAGGGTAGTCAACCCTTCTTTATCTATTCTGAGTGCCCATCGACTCCTATCTCGTGCGTTATTTGCAGATATCATAGGGTTAGGAATACTATCTGATAGTACTGCTGGTTTCAGACTGCGTTCGCCTTCTCTATAAGCATAGCCCTTTTTGGTGTTTATTTCCATATGGTAGGCAACCGAATGTCTGTTAATTTCAAAAACATTAAGCAACAAGTCGCTTGGTGTTTTTCCCGTCGGCACTGGCAGAGTCGCTTTGTTTATATTTAACACATTGCCAAATATGTCTATAAGATTACCGTTTATTCTTTCAATTAATTCGTTTGGATAAGTTTGAGAAAGACTTAAGACATTGCTTCTTCTAGCGCGACGATCACTAGAATCGGACAAAATAATGTCGTCGCTTTGTAGTTTTATAAGCTCGTCTTGAAAATCTCCAACGGCCCAGCTTTTGGCGTATTCAAAAACAACTTCTCTGTTTTCTGTACGAGGCGGATTTCTAAACCGCTTATCTTCTGATGGGGTCGTACCTTGTGAAATAGGGGTGCGAGTATAAAGAGAAGTCTGCTTAGATGGATCCCAACCAACTTGTTCCAAAACTTGTTCAGAATCAGGATCGGTTAAGAAGTTAACAAATTCTTTTTCGCTTTCTTCAGTTCTTATATCTCGGCGCACTATGCCGCTTGTTTTTATGCCAGCTTCAGAAATATGATATTCAGTTGGGGACGCTATTCCTATAGAACACCGAATGGAATGATCAGCTGCATTATAAATCACGCCTTCACCAAATTGGTTCTCTAGGATGATATCGCCATTATTATTTAAACGCAACTGAGAACCAGTGGCTCCTTGAGCAACTATATCTCCAGATTCTATATACGGAAAACTTATATCATCATAATCTACTTCCGCAGTATCTATAGAATTACTATATGAAGCAGACAAAGGAGCCGTGAATACTGGAACATATTGTTCGGCTGATAACATACTAAGGGCAATAACATTGCCTTTGCGGAATCCCACAAATATGCCCTCTCCATTTTTGCCAGGATAAGGATGTGGGATTGAAACAATAGGACCTTCTATGCCAGGATCATCAATCCATTCAGTATACATTATACCCCTAACATAATCTACTGAAGTCACTGTTGCCAAACGAAGAACGTTTGAGACTAGTCTACTCATTATTTTCCTCTGCAGACCAGCCACCCACAGGAGGTGGCCGCAATCTAATTTCTACAGCATTTTTAAGTGTAGGATCCAGTGAAATGGCTTCTTGAGAAGCTGTTATGCCCAATGCCAACAATCTTTCTTCATCTGGGTGTAAAGTGCCACCTTGTGGCAATGCTTGACGTATCCTTCTAGTTTTTACCAATTTTGGATCTATATTAATTTTACTTAAATCATTATCTGTTCCCATATATGTAGAAACTGCTGAAGCATTACCACCTAAACCATCTTTGCCTATGCCATCTCGTGCTGCTCCTGGTTTTTCAGGATTAAGAAACCAATTTTTGACCACATCAGCCCGTTCGTTTTGTTCAGTATCATCCCCAAAAAATGTCATACAATAAATTCTATAACTTGAGTCTGGACTTGTTTTATCCAATTCAGTTTGAGCAACCAAAGAAGCATTAACTAATTGTTGATAATTTCTTATTGCATGTTTGCCACCTAACAAGTCGTTACTATTGTCATCAAATACAACTACTCCAAGCAGCGTGTCGCTGCGCGAAGGTTCTCTTCTAATTCTATATGAAGTTTGATGTGCACCAGTAGTCGTTTGCATTTTGCCAATTACATCTAATGGAGTTGGAATATACTGGCCGATGGGATGCCCGTATCTTAACTCTAATGTGGTAGTAAAGTTTCCTTGATAATTAAAATTATGTTGTATCTTAGTTATATAATATAACATTTGGCGATGTGTTATATAGACTACATCTCCTAGTTGATAGAATTCGTTTCCTATAACTGTCACACGTCTCTGCCTAGATAATAGCATTACGGCATAAGGCGCACACTGATATTCAGCACTCTGAAAATATGGTTTGTGAAATGATTTATCACCACGCCAACCATATTGTCGCCACAAATCAAAATCTGCTGCAAATGCGGTATAGACTGGGAAGCCACCTAAATCTCCTTCTCCCCCAACCATTGGAATCGTTCCAGTTACAGTGCAATTTGTTAATTCAGGTGGGTGCTCAGAAAAAGTAGAAGATATAATATGTTCGTCTTTAATAATAAAACGATCCTTAGATAAATGACCTAATGCATCACTAGTATCATCCTCTATTAATCTATTAAACATGCCTTTTAGCATACTGCTTGCGCTAGTAATATTTGCTTTGCTTAGGCTTGTGTTTCCACTTGTTGACAACGAAGCTATTTCAATATTTTGATCTAAAGTTTTTCCTAGTATTCTCATTAATTTAGATCGTTCGCTCACCAACTGTGCAACTCTATTTATTATATTTGCTATGTCCGTAGAGGGCGACGATACACCATTTCGTTTTGCTCCCACTTTTGCTTTATCATATTCTGGATAATTTCTTAATTGTTGGCCCGTCAGACTTGCCAATTGTTCTAGTGCTTTTTTATAAACGCCTTCATTGCCTAAATCGGTTGTATAATAGTTTTCAAGCTGACCCCTATATTCTTGTTGTAAATTCCTTTGTGCCACAGAATTAAAAAGACCACCGTTTGTTCTCAATTGCACATTTTTAGATGACTGCTCAAGCAAATTTTTTAATGCTTGGCGTTGCTTGGGCTCCAATGGATTATTCGCATCTATGGCTTTATTTAGGGTGTTAACCTTATTAGTTATAAAAAACACCGACGCTCCAGATTTTGTACCAACAAAATTTTCTACGTCTACAACATTTGAAACACCTAACAGGGCAGCTTCTTTTCTTATTTCCCATTCTTTAACCATAATATCACGAATCAGTGACTGTTCGCGAGTTTGAAACAGGCTAATAAGAAAGTCAGGAAATAATTGAACGCCGCCAAATGCCTTTAAAGATAGCATTTGATCCATTACCGATGCAGGAGTTCTATTGTATTGAGGCGGCCTAAATACAATGTGACCTTGTGTATCACAATAGAATTCAAAATTTAAAGTATCAGCTACATTCTGACAAAGTTGTTTTAATGGTTGCCAACTGCTTTTCCACATATCAGGAAGAGATTCTCTTAATCTTAGCACAAAAGCTTGAATATCATAGTCCTTATCATATTCGTCTGATACTATAAAGTAGTTTTTATCTCTGTTTCTTATAACATCTTCTCTACGTCTAAGAGTAGCAAAAGTCAGCTTGTCACCAAATAATCTATATTCTTCCTCACTTGTTATGCTGGCCAGATCATAACTAACATCATTGCCAGCCACTTGTATTATATTATTTTGCAATTGATCAGTGCTTTTTGCCAGCTCTGATAAATTGGTGCCAATAGTATCCGCCCGCTCTTGATAGGAATTTAATTTGGCTTGGATGCTTGCGGTCACATATTGATTGGAAATATCGTTACTTGATAAATTGGCTTTCTGGTCTTCAAGCTGAGCTATTTGATTTCTAAGTTGTTGAAGTTCAGCAGACTTGTCAGTAATGCGTTGCTGTAATGAAATAGCTTGCGCAAGATCAAAAGGATCAACGTTAATAGATTTAAATGGAGAAAAATTACCATGAGTTTTAACGAGAGAATTCTGCACATTTAGAAAAGAATGGAAATAATCCCTGCCACTATTTAGCGTAGTGTCTGGCACAAAAGCACCGGTATTAAGCGCACTCTGTACAAAAGTAGCAGGATTATATGGTTTTCCAGTAATTAAAATGCTAAGAACATTGGCAGCATCCATATTATCAAAAGCTGTATTAGAAACAAAAAATCCTATATCACGACGCAATGCCTGACTACTTACTCTCGTACCATCTTTGGGATTTGTGTTGTGCATGTCATAAGTAGCAGTCATTATTCCCTCTTTCCACTTATAAACCAATCCCGGAGCATGCTGATAAATTCTTATTAAGTTATTGCCAATGGTTAGAATATCTTGTGCCATATCTTCTTTTGAAGTTATCCGCTTGCCCGTATCTGGTCCACTATTGAAATAAAACTGGTAATTCTGTAGCTGGCTTAGCAATTGTTGATTCGCAACACTTAATTTTAACTTGCCGGTCGGAAGCCCAGTAGCTTTATCTGTCTCAATATCAAAAGGAGTAAGCGGATCATATACAACACCTTGTGTTTGATCTAAGGAAGGCTGTTCATTATATCTTGAAACTTCAAGCCAATGCATGTTAGAAGAGCCAGTCACGTTAAGTACATAAGTGCCCGAGGAAGCATCAAAACGATCTTCAACGCTAGTTACTAATCCACCAAAAACATGTGTGGCATTTTCAGTGGACAGAGTTAAAGTTCTTATCTTTTTAAAAGTTTCAAAATCTGGAAATTTTCCAGCCCTCACCCATTCATTACGCAACAATCTTTCATCTACTTCCACACCGCCTTCTTTTAGCCCTAATACGTTGGCACCAAAATTCATAGCACCTTCAACAGTAAATATGTTTGTATTTTCATCTATATTTTCGCCCTCGCCCAACCTGCGCGTGCCGCCATCTATAAAAATATTTATTGTATCCATGGGCTGAATTATAGATTTACCTAAGTAGAAAGTGCGCATCTTATTTCTTGCATATTGCATTTGTAGCCTTATGTCTTCGCGGAATGTATTGTCATATGCGCCCGTTAAGATAGATTTATTCATACCTTCTTGATATAACTTAAGACTTGTCATTATGGTAGTAAACAACGCCTGCTCGGTGGCATTCAATGCTTGATTATCAGGAACATCATCCAAATTGTTGGTATTTATTTCCAATCCTATAGCATCTATCACAGCGCTAACCTCAGAGCCTGCACTCAATCCAACACTAAAACTAATGGTACTTTTGCCATTTTTCTTTCTTTCATTGCTTAATAATTCGTCAGTAATTTGAGCAGTATTTAATGATCTGCCTGTTGCAGCATCTAATCTGTTTACAATATTAGACATTGCAGTTTCACGCAATGCAGCTTCAATATCTTCTTCCGTAACAAATAAAATTCGGTATGGATCCTCTAAATTTAAACTAAGACTCCCACTACCATCCAATCCAAGAGCGGTAGAAATATTGGTCACTGTAGTAATCTCAAAAACACCATTGCCAAACCCTAACTCTTCCAAGATCGGCAGATCTGGATCAGCAAAATAAGTAGTGGTTCTCACCGGCTGTCTATCATAGATTACTCTTTTAAGTTCTTCCATAGAAGTGAATTCATTTGAATTTCCCATTTCTTCGCTTGTTGATGAAATCAAAGAACCAATAATTGCGCCCGTGCTTATGCCCAAATCCGCAAGGGTTTCGATTTTGCTAAGCCGCTCATATTCTGACATAATGGAACATTTTCGTGCTATTAATCTTTTAGTGGCTCTGAATAACCATTGCTCTGAAGGATCCATATAAACAGGATTATATAGATTTTGTAGAGATGAAAAAGCTCTTTTCTTTACTAACACACTTGAAACAGGTGCCTGAGTATATACTTGTCTTACGTTAGCAGCTTCAAGCGCTGGAACTTTTCCTCCTTGAATGTTTCCACCAACAATGACTTGCCGCCCGCTTTCAACATAATTGGGATCAAATTGTTCTTGAGACCGACCTAGTAATTTATCTAAAACAGTATTCATTTTATCTTGTACTGCAAGAATATCTGATGTAGCACGACTTGGCTCACCAGGTTGTGGAAATCCAGCAATACCTAAAGCATCACCTATAGAGCTTAGTGCATTGCTAACAACTCCATCGCCTGCTGTGGTAACTTGCGAGGTAAGAATGATCGTCATTTATTTTCCTCTCCTCTATAACTGAGTGGAGTATAATTTGCATTAGATTTAAAATATCCAGTAGGCTTACCAGAGACTGGATCATAAGTGGCAGGAGACCTTGCCCATTCGGTAAAGTTTTTGCGCTCACCTCTTCTATCAAATACCGCAAAATCCATTGTGTAATTAAAAATTCCTGGCCCGTGCGCTGTTGCTTCATCAACGGTAAAGCCTTCAAAATATCCTTTAAAAACCCAGCCCTGATAATATAATTCAACGGCTGCAGCTAATGAGGCTAGTGTTGGCAATAACGGCGGGTTCTGAGAGCCGCCGACAATAGTGTTGATTAGAGTTCCTACTGCTCCGGTTCCACCATTAGTGGAAGCTGCCTGACCGATTAGACCGCCTAGCGATACGCTGGCAGTATATTCTTGGAGCCTATCAGCCAGTGTTTGTTCTACTTGTTGAAATGCATCTTGCTCAGCTCTATATACGCTTCGTAGAATATTAATACCTTCAATACTAGATGCACCAGTTGTGCCAGAGATCTTAATCTTTGTTAATTCTTCACCCCAATATTGCATAACATAACCACCCTTAGTACGAGTAGTTCGTATGACTTTTTGTTCTACAATATTAAAATTTTGAGGATTTATATACATTTCTACCATGCCCAATCCCGGCACTCGCCATTTTATTAATTGGCGATTTCTCCTTGCCAAAGGCATCTGTGGATTTTGTCTTATGATTTCTGGCAATTCTCCACCAGTATCAGTAGTAGTATAATCCTTATATAGAGGGTTGTTAGATTCATCCTCAGCAGGATTAACTTTTACTCTGCTATCAAAAGCCATTTAAACCTCCTAATCATAAATCCCCAAAGTTTGTCGTTGCTGTGTTAATTCCATATCGTTTTTCCACTCTTTAATCTTATCTGCTAATTTTTCAAAAACAGTGCTTTCATCTCCTACTATCCTAACAGTAATAGTTTTTTCGCCTGCAGCAGCCACACCAGCAGCAGGAACTTCAGCCGCCGGTTTTGTTTCTTTAACGGCTGTTAAACCTTCGCGCGTCGTGCTAATTAATTGTTGCAAATCTCTATGTATAATTTGGTTACCCTGAGCAACATTCGCTGTAAGATTTCTGAATCCTTGGACACGCAATGTTTGAGGTGCTCTCACCGCGCCAACAGCTGTGCCTGGTCTTCTTACTTCTGGCATACGTACTCTGCCTGCCGCCTCAGTTGGTGGTCTCAGCGCTTCCCTACCTCCTCCTGGTTGTGTTAATAACATACCTCTGGCTGCTAACAACCCCCGTTCGAACCAACCAGGCTGAAGTTCTTCGCGTGGGCGGCCATGCCTGGTGACTCCTTCTAATGGTCCTCCCTCAGCTCTTACTAGACGCTTTACTCCTAATAATGTACCTTCAGCCGCACCTTTCATATATTCGCCAAATAATTTTGTGTTATTTAAAATTTGTTGTGTTGGGTCAGCTGTTTCAGGTCCCACTTGCCCAAATATAGGATCGAAATATTGTGCCATGGCTGAAGTAAAATCTTGTATTGGTATGTCTGTCATTTGGCCTAAAGAAATTTGCCAAAAACGAGTATGTTTTTCAAGTTCTGTGACAGTTTGTTTCTGCAAGTTTTCGCCCTTTTCTAATATTTTTCGCATTGCGCCCGCAGCATCAACTTGAGACATTCCGCCACTTTGTACTTTCTGTAAAGTTTCTAATACTCTATTTTGTTGCTCAGTTGTAGTCATGCCAGTTAATTTACCAAGCATTTCACGTTGTATAAAAAATTGTTGTTGAAGCTGTGGGTTTCTTTCTGCTTGTTCTAATGTAATTATTCTTCCACCAGCAAAACCTTGCAACGTTTGTGTTAAACTTTGCATATGTCTTTCCATGCCCTCTGGTCCACGCATGGCCAATTCCATTTTAAGTGCGCCGCCAAGGGCAGTTGCGCCGCGACCCATACCACTCATCATACTAATGAATGCTCTGTTTTGCACAGTCATTCTAGCTAGGCCCTGAGTTAGTTGATCAACCATTCTTCCAACTTCCTCGATTGGAACTGTTCCTTTAAGGCTCCCCATAAATGTCTGCCACATACTAGTTGCTGCACCGATTTTTTGTCCAAATATGGCAAGGTGTCCACTTGCCTTTTCAATGTGTGCCCTTGCTAATTCTACATTTACACCAAGAGTAGCAGCAGCTTGGTGCATAATTCCCAACTGTCTTACAGTTTCAACCTGATTCTGATTGAACTCTCGGTATGCTTTGCGAGTTGCTTGAGCCGCTTCGGTACCTGTTACACCAAATGCTCTAAAAGCTGTCATTGCTGCCGTATTTGCTGTTACCACGTCGGTTTTCAGAATATTAGATATTTCTGTTAATGCTTCATCGCCTATCCTCATTCCTTTAGGTAGGTCAGCACCAACGACCGTATTAAAAGCTTGTATATCTTTGGCAGCAAAATTCGAAGCAAATTGTGTAGCCCTCAGCTGTTGAGCATAATCTTGGACAGCAGCATTTGCACTTTCTATACTTTGTCCAGCCATTATGAATGCTGTACGCATTGGATCTTGTGCTGCAATAAGATTCTTTTGCGCTTCGTTAAGACCCCTTAGAAAATCTCCAAATTTACCCAACCTTGCCGTGGCTGTACTTATTGCCTGAGATGTATCTGCAAGAGGATTTACTAAGCCACGTATTCCTTGGGAAAGAGAAGTGGCCAACAATCCGGCGGAATTTTTAGCTGCGTCAAAAAGTTTGCTTCCCAGCGCCATTGCCATATTTTCTGTTGGTCCTAGAACTCTATCAAGGGCATCTTTAAGCTCGGGCACCTTTTGAATTAGAGCCGACATACTTCCACCCACATTTCCAATGGCAGTACTTAATCCAGATTTTAGAGCAGTCAGCATTTCTGTCTTTTTTTGCAAATCAAGATATTCTTGACCAGTTTGCTTATTAGCCCTAGCCAATTGATTCATTTTTTCTGCTGTGGAAGTTAGAGCAGCATCTGCTTGTGGCAGCGCAGATTTTAAATATTCTATTAGTTTTGTAGGATCAAATTCGGCCATCAATCACTCCGCATGGGGACAAAGTTTATTTCATCCAAATCCATATCTAAGTACGGATTATCCTTACTTGCTTGCAATATATCTTCTGCTTTTATATGTTCAGCCGGATTCCTTTCTGGAAGCTTTCTGCCAAATAATTCCTCAAGGCTGCTATCAAAATCTTGTTCGGAAGTCTTGAATGTATTTTCTCTTGCATTTCTAACCTGGTCTACGGCTTCCGGATTCCAGAACATTGCATTATGCTCAGCAATTTCT